CAATTATAACAAAAAATGTTACTCGTAATGGTAAAACTTTTGCCGAGTACTCACTAATGGAGTAATCATGAGCATAAAAGATAAAGAATACTTCAATATTAGTGATCAACAAATTGCTGAAATGGAAGATGGTGTTGATTTAGAAAAAATGAGAGCTTTTGATAAACACAATGAAGATGTTGAAACAATGAAACTCACTAAATTTGCACTTAAAAATTACATTAAACGATTCGGTAAAGAGAGTAACATCTACGATAAATGTAAAGAATTAATTGTAGAACTTGATAATAATATCGAACATACCGAAAACTACAAGGACATCTTATGACATTAGATCAAGCTATT